AGAAAAAGAAAAAGAAAAAGCGAACGACTAAAAAACAAACGAAAAAGGGGGAGGGTATCAATTTTAAAACATTTTATATAACTAAACATCCTAGTTCATCTTGTCACAAACAACTGATGAAACAAAAGAAAAAAACTAGAAAGAAGGGTCATAAATAAGTTATTGGACGTATTAGTGTGCGTTTAATAATACTTAAAGGTTTTTATTTATAAGTAAGATAACAAATGGAGGACATTTTGTTTAAGTCTCTAACTTCATTTTATAAGAAAGATGGTAACATCGATAAATTAATGAATATTTTGAAATATAAAAAGAATATATCATTACGTCTTATAGATTGGTTTACAACAAATTATTCTAAGAAAAATAATGTTATCTATATCATTTATAGAAATGAATCTGGACAAAAAACACTTAACAAATGTGATGAAATAGTTACTCAGTTCAACGTATATAATTCCTATAAATCACAATTAAAAGCGTATTCTAAGAAAAAATTTGATCCTTTTTGTAGGCGTGAAAGAATTAAAGTAACTATTAATAATCATGAATTAAATACAACTATTGGGCAATTAAATTTTTTCAAATGGATAATCAACAATAATATTATTGACTATATTGAATCACATATAGACCTTATTGAACTAGATATGAATAATTCATTAAAAGAAGTTAAAAAAAGTTATAAAAAAATAGATAATATGCGGAAACCTAGACAAGAATTATCTAAATCAGCATTAAAATGTTTAAATAAAACACCCTTAAAAGTATCAATCACTTTTGATTAATTTTTTTCTAATCTATAGTATAAAAATGAATTCAGTAGTAAAACCCCTCACTTCAATGGTTAGATCGTGCTCTAAGGATTGTTCTATGGTTCTAGCGTATTTACTAGTATTTTTAATGTTACCGGTTGATTCGATGTTACAAGTTAATGTTCAGAGTCAAGTAAAGACGACAATGGTTAAATTACTATCAAATGATGTAGCACGTGTTGCATTAGCTGTATTATTTTATGTAATATGGTCTACGGGTGACACTATGTTGCTTCTATTATATCTCTGTCTATTAAAGAAATTAAATATGTATTAAAATATTGTCTATTATATAATGCAGATATTTGTGAAAACATTAACAGGGAAAACTATTACATTAGAAGTAGAAAGTTCTGATACAATTGAAACTATAAAAACAAAAATACAAGATAAAGAAGGTATTCCTCCTGATCAACAACGATTAATCTTTGCTGGCAAACAATTAGAAGATAATAGAACTCTTGCTGATTATAATATTCAGAAAGAATCAACATTACATTTAGTTTTAAGATTAAGATAAAAAATAAATTATATTTCACATTTTTATAACACACTTTTTTAAACATTGTTTATGTATTTATAAACATTTCCTAATTAACAGATTTCTTTACCTTACGCTTGACTACCTTGGATTTAACTTCAACTTCTTCTTCCCCAGATTCAGCACCAGATTCAACACCTGAACCAGCACCAGATTCAACACCAGATCCAGCACCAGATCCAGATCCAGATCCAGATCCAGTATCCTCATCCTCAGAATCCTCTACATAATTATCGGTCTTAGATGGAGGAGCAGCAGTCGATTGCCTGGATAGTTCCACACCAGAATCTTCATCATCTGAATCTTCAAAGGCGTAACCACTAAATCCTACAGGAGTAACAATCTTGATCTGTTCCGCACGCCACGTACAACCGAACTTGCCAGAAGCAATCCATAGTCCGTTACACTTCAGGATCATCTTAACCTTGGTTCCCTTCGTAAACATGGTTTCAAGGTTTACTGCAGATTCTCCCTCAGTTTCTAACTTATTCTTATTTGAATCATAACAATCAGCTAGAACCTTTTCGTCTCTCTTTACAATCTTAAAACCAAATGATGGAGCCCATTTACCATTTGGTTCACCTGTTTCGGCATCAAGGGATACTTTCACCATAGGAGTATAAAGTTCCTTAATAACATCGCCATTTGGGTTCTTCTTCTTAAACCAAGCAAGAGAATTTTCAATCCCATCATTCATAACCTTCTCATCCATCCTAACAAGCATATCATGAAACGCCTTCATCTGGGGGTTTGTTTCCATATTATCCATAGACACCTTGATAGTGTATTTCCCCGATGTTTCATTATCAGGATAATATTTTCCACTGTCAAAAGGAACCGTCATTTCTGGTGATTGAACGAATAGAGGTGAGATTCCCTCTCCATTATTAAGATAAAGAGTCTTTGCTCCATTGGACATGGTATTGACCTTTGAATATTTAAAATTAGATACGTCTACGTCCTGCGGCTTAAGAGGTTTATTCGTAATATTGGACATATTTTAAGTTTTGTTTGTTTTGTTTGTTTTGTTTGTTTTGTTTGTTTTGTTTGTTTTGTTGTGTAGTGTGTCTCTACTATATACTGGAATCAAATTTTTAAGTAATTTATATTTAAGAGGTCTTTATGTTAAAACGGATTTCTACTTAAATATTTTCAAAGAAATAGTATACAAAGGTATGAATCAATCAAAGTGTATCTATAATTTAAATCAAATTGAATGTACATTAAATAATAAGAAATGTTATGGTGGGTATTGTTGGAAACATAGAAAGCAATATTTATTAGATGATAATTGTATTATATTAGACTATTTTACGTCATGTTCAAAAGATTATACAATTAAAGAATTAAAGTATTTCTGTAATCGTTTTATAAAATCAAGTAAAGAAACTAAAAAGTTTAAGAAAGATGATTATTTTACATTATTAAATGAATATTTTATGAATAATAAGTATTCTACTAAAAAAATTATAAAAATGCAATCTAAAATAAGGGTTTTTTTAATTCAACAGAAAATTAAATTACATGGTCTATCTATCTTAAATAGAAGTAAATGTAATAATGAAGAAGATTTTTATACATATGATCCTATTCATGAAATAGATCCTTTATATTTTTTCTCTTATAAAGATAATCAAGGTAACTATTGGGGTTTTGATGTAAGATCATTCAAGAAATTAATTGATATGAATTATGATAATCCATACACTACAGAATCTATTGATGAATCATGTAAAGTAACAGTAACACAATTAGTAACATATCTAGAAAAAAGAGGAGTTTCGTCTACTTTTGAAACTAACGTAAATACTGATAGAAAAACAGTAGTTAAACAAAAATTTGTTGATTTTTTTTCACAAATGGAGTTTTCAGGATATAGTTGTCATGTTAATTGGATATTAGATTTAAATTCAGTCAAATTAAAAAAAATATATAGAGAACTTGAAGATATTTGGAATTATCGTGCTAATTTATCACAAGAAATGAAACGTGAAATAGCACCCCCTGATGGAAGATTATTAACAATGCCTATATCTGATTACAATCATTGTACAGTAAAGGTGGAACTTCAAGAAATATTATCAAATGGATTACTTAAAATATGTTCATCTACGAATCAATCAAATATGAATTTAGGTTTCATGTATTTTATTATAGCATTAAGTATTGTTAGCAGACCATGTTATATGGTTCATTATGAATGGGTAAAATATGTTTTTTAAAATAGAAAGTAGATATAATTGATTTATACTTAAACGTTAAGCAGTATAGTAAAGTATAGAGATAGATAGTGCGTATAAATATAAAAAATAAAAAATAATCAATAATATAAAAATGCCTGGAACTAAGAAAACAAGTGCCCCTAAGAGTGCTCCTAAGAGTAACCTCAAGAAGAAGGTTGTTAAGAAAGTATCGAAGAAGGTAACCCCTACTCCTGCTGTAACTGCTGTAGTTCCTGCTGTAACTGCCCCTGCTAGTCCAGTCGAAACTACTCCGACTGACACGGTATCCAACTATGCCGATGAATTCACCCATCTACTAGGTCAGCTTAGGTCTCTACAGACTACACTTAAGGATCTAACTGTATACACTGCCAAACTCGAGAAGCGTGTAGCTAAGGATCAGCGTGCTGTCCAGAAGCGCGTTACCGGTAAGCGCAAGCGTGTTAGCAACGGACAACCTAGTGGTTTCTCCAAACCGGGTCCCGTATCCGCTGAGATGCGCACTTTCCTTAAACTAGGAAAAGATGAATTTATTGCGAGGACTCAGTGCACGAAGCGCATCAATGCTTACTGCAAGGAGCATGGACTCCAAGGTGAGAAGGATAAGCGTATCCTTAATGCTGATGCTCCTCTACGGAAACTCCTCCGTCTTAAGAAGAGTGATGAACTAACCTTCTTCAATCTACAGAAATACATGAAGGTCCACTTTCCGAACAAGGAGGGTGTTTACCCGACTGCTTAAATCGATTGATACTAAGCAAATAAAGGATCAATATACTATGTGTATTACAATAGATCCATTTCTAAACAAGTCATTCTAGTTGTATTCTTCAAATAATTAGAATTGATCTTATAATTTTTTTTATTTACTTTTTGTCTACCCTTTAAGTATTCAAAATACTTAGATATATCCTTTATTTTTATGATATCTTTATTTTCTTTGATACAGTATTCGATGAAATTTTGAAGATCTATATATAATTCAGTTTTAATAAGATAATAAGCAGTTACATTTGTTTCTTTATTAACATGTTTATCTTTATCTAATAATAGTAATACTTTACTAGATTGATAATGACTGAATTCTATTTCTATACCAACATTAGCACAAAATAGATCATAACTATGTTTATCTGATAAACTAGATAGTATGAAACAATGTAAGAGTTCTGCCCATATTTCTGTATATGCTTCAAAGGTATTCATTTTAGGTGATGTGATACCATATTTAGTTTTATAATGTTTAATAATATCTGCTGAATCTTGTTTGTAATCATAGGATAATCCATGTATCATTTCGTGAATACTGACTTTTAATATCTCTTCTTTGCGCCATACAGTAATAGAACATTCATTGGGTGATGCCCAACAAGCACCACCATTTACTTCTTCTTTATCAAAATAGGTATCACCATCTAACACTCTTTTAACATCTAATAAATAATATTTCATATGGATATCAGTAACTTTGTGAGGTCCCAACATATGAACAAAAGATAAGATGTACATCAGTGTATTGAGAAAAGGATCTAAATTTTCATTTTTATAATGAATTTCTAAGGTGAATGTTGCTTCACCAGTTTTGAAAACAACTGTTCTACATTGAGTTAACTTTGTGATATCTTTCTTTAAATGTTCATCAATAAATCGTTCACTATCTAATGATCCTACTGTTATCTTTTTTTGAGTTGTTTGATCAGAAACTTTATGGAATGAAGGTTTATATTGATGTAGATGATCATATAATAATTTGAGATTGCCTGTCATTTTATGGATGAGAGGTAAAAAATGATTGATTGCTACATGAGAATCTTTTGTTAGCATACTTAGTATAGGTAATATTAAATTTCATAAACAGGATAACTCGGATCAATGAATATCTCTTTCTTGTGAAATAGTTCCTTTAGTGTTTCTTTATTAGATTCATCAATATCTGAATGTGTTAACTGGTAAATGATTTGTAGACCGCCTCTAGATCTTTTTTTAGGATTGTAGAATCCAAAAGTGTTAATAAAAGACATCTTTTTTTTAGTTAATTGGTTTGCAATACAACAAATAGTAAACTTATTGGGTAACTTAATTTTGAATTTGGATCCATAATATAATTCATAGATATCTATTTTCTTTATGTAACACAGATTATAACCTTTCTTATAAAAGTTATGATCTGGTAAGGTTGTTAATTCTAATTTAATGGTTGATTGTTTGTTATTGTATAAATAAATATCATAATCACTATCTATGATAAATAAATGATAATAAGTTGTTCTTGTTTTGACTAGAATTTGTTTGAGAATACGTTTAAAAACATCAGATAGAGACCGTTTTAAATGTAGAGTTATATTATCATAGAGTTGAGTTGCATCAATGTATTTAATGTTATCGGTTTTGATAAGAGTTGTAGAAGTTGATATAGTCTTTTTTTTGAATAATTTACTTAAATTCACTTTTTTACGAACATCTTTGGGAACACTATAGAATAAATTCATCATTAAACGAACCTCTACAGAATTAATAAATGAATTATAGTATTTATAAATTAAATCATAATCTTCTTTAGTAAAGGTATAATTTGTGCCTGATAGATCCATATCATATTGATGTCTCTGGATAGGGTCCATTAATGTTTCATAAGCTTGAAGAATTTCTTTAAATCTTTCAGGATCACCTCCTTTATCAGGATGATGGATTCTAGCGTATTTTCTGTAATGTTGTTTAATTTGATCCGTTGTCGCATTTATAGGAACATCTAATAGTTTATAATAATTCATAAATTATAAATTATATGTATAATGTTCTAAATGTTTAAATAAACTATAAATAATACATTCTAAAAATATAGGTTTACGATAGGAATAACTGTATAATTTATTAATAGAAGTTATATCGTCTATCACATCACTTTTTATTTGATTGGGTAAATACAGATTAGACCCTATTTTTTCTATTATCATCCTTTGTAAATCTAGTGAATTTTCATGATTCATATAATACATATAACATATTTCTCTACTAGCAGCAACAGATTTAGTAGTAAGTGGTTGTTTTAATAATTTAATTATATTGTTATAGGTAATCTCAATTGTTTTATCAAAATATTTTTTATTTGGTACATTGACTATTAAAAAACGACTAGATATATTTGGAGTAATTAAATTATTATTAGTAAAATGTAAGATAAACATACTAGTCATAAAGGTTGAGTCTATTAAAGAATTTACTCGTTGAAGTAATTGAGAATTCATTGAGTCAGTATGTAATAAAATGATGACTTTTTTTCTTAATTTATCTGAAAAATAATCAGGAGATAAACATATTTTTGTTAGTAATTCAATTAATTCTGATTTATTTGTTAGACTATTTGTATCTATGGAATATATATTATGTTTATGTTTATATGTAACATGATATTCAGTTTGTGTATTATATTCGGTTAGTAAGTTGTGTATTACTTTAATATTTGACCCTCTTATAATTATATTTTGATTTTGATAATTTATTATTCTTTGTAAGAATGATTGTGTTAAAATCATATTATTTATAAAATGATATTATAGGTTTAAATAAAATATTTATAAAGACATATGTATTATGGGTCATTTAATCATAAATAAATTCGATACACATAAAATATCTATATCAGAATCAAGATCATATTATATTATTAGTTATATACTGGATTACATTAAATTATCAAGTATACCTATTATTTTACATGATGTTTCCATTAAAGAAGAACATAACGGAATTTATCTTAGAATACATAATAAAGGTTCTATACAATTACTACAAGATTTAGATACATATTTAAAATCAAAAGTCACTAATTACAAATCTATCTTACATTATATTGATTTCTATTACATTTTTTTCAAAAGGAATACATATATTGAATCATTTTTAAAAACATTTAATGAAATAGATAGAAAAGATGTAATCATTAATATTATTAAATTCAAAAAGCATGCGTCTCATACGTATCCCATAGTATATATTCTATAGTATATGAGTCAAGTAAATGGTTATGATAGAAGTGGTGATGATAAAGGTTGTGTAGATGATGAATTTAAACAAAAATCATTAAAATTGCTCGCAGATCCATGTAAATTTAAAGGTAAAACTAAAGTAGTCAAAAAAGTAGATAGATTTAAACTGATGATAGAATATAAATTTAACAATGAGATAAATAATACAACATATAAACATATATTACAAACAATCCATGATGAACTAATTATTAGTTCTATTATAGATAATATTATAAATCTAATAGAGACAACTCATAATCCATAGATATTTGTGTATTTTTTGATTGAATAATTTTTTTAATTTCATCTTTATTTATATCCCCATAATGTATTAAATAGAGTGATATAATAAATGGACTTAATGTTTTTCCATCATAACAAGCAATTACAATATTATTATTTTCCAATGATTCATCGATAAATGATAATATCTTATCTTTATTCTGTCGTAAACTATTTATATTATTCCATAAATTATCTGATAAAGGGAGTCTAATATTTTTTATATCAGGTAAATCATTAAATTGATAATTAATTGTACAATTAATGACAACTGTTATATTATTATCTTGTAAAAATTTCTTATTATATATCATATCTATATCACCTATCCATAACCCTGAAAGAATTTCAGCGTATAACATTAAATTTGATTTTATTTAAATTACTTAAAAATAAACCTCAGAAGTAATTTGTTTAAGTATGGATAAGTTCTTCAGTTCATTAGATGAATTTACAAATGATGAACTTATGAATGGTAGACTATCGATAAATGATACAAAAGAAGAAAAATGTTGTGATAATAATGAAAATAATATGATAAGTGATGGAATGATACTTTGTAAAGTATGTAATAATGTTATCTCAAATATTGTAAGTGGTCCTGAATGGAGGTTTTATGGGTCTAGTGATTCTAAATCTAGTGATCCTACTAGATGTGGCATGCCCGTTAATCAACTATTACCAGAATCATCTGTGGGAACATCTATATCTTATAGAGGAGGAAATCAAAATATGTATAAGATACGTAAATATCAACAATGGAACGGTATGCCTTATAAAGAAAGAAGTCTTTTAAAAGTATTTCAAGATATATCTAGATTATCTAAAGAAGCAGGAATACCTGAAATGATTATTAAAGAATCTCATGTATTATATAAAATTATCTCAAGTACTAAAATTTCTAGAGGATCCAATAGAAAAGGAATCATTGCAGCATGTGTCTATTTTGCTTGTAAAATAAATAATGTTCCTAGATCTACTAATGAAATTGCTTCCATATTTTCTATAAGTGTTCCAGTTATGACTAAAGGTTGTAAGAAATTTCAAGAAATTATGCAAATGAATAAAGTAGATATTAATCGTATTCATAAAACAAGTACAATCACAATGGATGATTTTATTGATAGATTCTGTTCTAAGTTACAACTGACTCCCGAAGATATTACTAATATCAAGCATATATCTTATTTATCTCAAATATATAACTTAGTGAATGATAATACACCTCCATCGATGACTGCCGGTTGTATTTATCTATATATTAAAGAATGTGGATTAGATTATCATAAAAAACAAATATCTGATGTTTGTAAAATATCAGAAGTAACGATAAATAAATGTTATAAAAAATTAGAAGGACATAAAGGTAAATTAATTATTTAGAGAGAATTTTTAATCAAGAAGAAAGCCGATCCTACAAATAAAGATTTAATAATCGTTGCTTGAATATTTAAAGAACCATTTTCTTGTAAGAAATAAGTATTTCCTTCCATTTTAAACATTCCGTCTATAAACCCCGTATTAATGATAACTGATAAAACAATAACTAATAGAATACTCTTCCATTCAGACTGAATTTTATCAAGTATTGATTCATCATTTTTTTGTTTCATCATCATTTGCTGTTGTTGCATCATTTGCTGTTGTTGCATCATTTGCTGTTGTCTTTGTGCCAACATTGCTTTATGCTGTTCCGGAGACATTTGTTGAGGAGGACCTCCTTGCTGGGGCATTTGCTGTTGAGGCATTTGCTGTTGAGGCATTTGCTGACCCTGTTGCTGCGGAGGTTTTGAACTATTTAGATCATTCAAGATAGAATCAACTAAGCGAGAATCTTCATTATTCATAGAATTTCCACCCAGTTTATTAATAGGAGTTCCTTGCGACATTTTATTTACATAACTTAAAATATTACTATTGAATAAACGTATTCGGATAATCTTTATCAGAAGGTCTTGTTATATAAATAACCATTATACAAACAGAACTTATAGTAAATAAAAGCGTGTAATCTAAATCTGTTAACATATATTGTATCTAATATAAAAGTTTAAATTTTTAAATAAAATATATCTATTACTTATATAAATGGATTTCGGACAACAACGATTACAACAACAAGAATCTGCTAGACAAATGATGTATCAGAATCCTGGATATCAATTTGAAAGGAGGGACAGAAAAACATTAATCTTGGATGTTGCTGATCAGGGAACTGATGCGACTAATCCTCTTACAAATGCTAGTGAATTTTCAGTAGACTTATTTGAACCATTAATTATAGATAAACATTCTGAGATATATTTAGATTCTTTCTTAACACACAATAGTTTAGTTTGTCATACAGGTGATACGATGGCTTTTTCCTTACAAATAAATGAATTTAATGTGAATTCTAATGTCGCATCTACTGCTAGTGGACAAAATACATTTAATCGTATTATAATCCCTAATGAACATAATTCAACTGATGATGTTTTCTCTTGTGTCATTCATAAAGGAAAAAAAATGAACTATGTGTGTTCAATTAATCCATGTAAATTATCTAAAATAACAGGTAAAATTACAGATTTAGGGGGGAACTCTATGTATACAACTTCGACAGGTAAAGGACATGGCGTGGGACTCTTATATTATATATCCTTAACCGATACCACAACCAAGACTGTCCCTGCTGGGTCAGTATTTGGATTCAACGGTGGCACAGGTGGGACATCTACTACAGGTACTGGATTCGTAACAGCTTTTGATATGGATCAAGGAGTCACTGATTTATATTTTTATGCGCAGGCAGGATCAACTGTGACTGGATTGAACGTAACAAGGGAAATAGGATCAATAAATGGAACTGATATAGGTTTGGGTCAGGTAGGTGTGGCCACTTTAACAACTACAGCAAATACATTTAAAGAAGGAGATAATTCAAGGTTTATTGCTGAATTTATTATTGTTGCTCGTGAATAAATTCACTCTCAATTAAATATGTTGCTCGTGAATAAATTCACTCTCAATTAAATATGTTGCTCGTGAATAAATTCACTTTGCAATATTTCATGTTGCTCTAAACTAAACTCTGACGTGAAACTAATTAATCATCATCACTATCCATTAAATAACCTTTTAAAGGTTCTTTAATTTCAAATACTTTTTTACGAGGTCCTCTTTTGCGACCATTAATACGTTTTTGAACTTCTTCATTACCGACTTTACGATAATGAACAACATCCTTCCAAAATTGAATAATATCTGGAACAACTGATACCCACCAATTTTTATCTCGTCTAACAAGCGTACATTCATATCTTGTAATTTTCCACCATTTCATTTCATAAATAACATAGTCATCCTTAAGTTCGTCTAAGATAACCTTTTGCCAATTAAGAATTGTATCTAAGGATGCTAACCAAGGACTAAACTTATATTCAATGTTATCTAATGCATCTTTCTTCGTGTAAGCGATGACTAATCCTTTAGGTAAATCCTCTTTCGTTTTACCGTGTTGTATGCCACTTTGTTGGCCACCTTGTATGCCACTTTGTTGGCCACCTTGTATGCCACTTTGTTGGCCACCTTGTAAGCCACTTTGTTGGCCACCTTGTAAGCCACTTTGTTGGCCACCTTGTAAGCCATCATTAACCAAACAATCACTTTCATATTCATTGACACCAGAATATTCTTCTATTTTCACTTGTAAGAAATCACATTCTTCTAAATCACAGACTTCAAGTTGTCCTTGCATTTGCATCCAATAATGTTGGGGGACTTCATGAGTAAATTGACGCTTAGGTGGACACTTAATCTCTAACATACGCCCTTCATATCCATTAGGAGATCCTATATCACAGATTCCATCGGGTGATGCCCCAAACACAGATAATTTTGGATGAGGAATCAGACCAAATTCAACTATTTTTACCTTATTTAAATATTCATAAAATTCAGTTGCTACAGGTTCATACTTGACTCCCCATTGCATAATATCTCTTGATGCTTTACTAAATGTGTCTTTTTTATCAGATACATTTGTTTTACTAATTAATAAACCGTCCCTAGTCTGAAAATGACCTTTCCCTAGAGCATCGGCTAAAGAACTTGCTGTTAATAAATGTTCTCTAATTTCATACCATTCTTTAGACCTCTGTTCAGGTAATTTCAATTGTTTTAATTGAATCATTATATCTGTTATCTTAGTTCGTTTCAGATATAATAAATGGATTCTATCTACTGATTTTGTTATCCATTCATCTAAATACATGTTATAATAATATAATATATCACCTCCTTTATCTTCTAATTTATTAAGTAGATCATCTTTATAGTATTGTTTTAATTCATCAATTTCAGTATCATTATCCTTATCAGATTTATCGGTCCATTCAAAAGATAAATGTGTTAATTTACGTTCTAATGATTCAACATTAGACTCAAAATAAGATTTTACGTTTTCAAGCATCATATAAGTATATAATGTAAAACGTATTTAAGTATATATATATCAAATTTAACTTTGTTTAATAACTTTGTTTAGGGAAACTGCTTCTATTAAAAATTTGACCCGGCACCATATAGGGTTGATTATATTCAGTTTGAGTTGATGATTGATCAAATACGCAATTTTCGCCCAAGTATTTACTACAGAATTGTGGTGATTTTGCTGTATTC